TCCCACTTATGGCGTTCATTCGCAAGAAGGTCAAAACTTTCAAGTGGCCCGTCAACGTCGAGGAGCCGGCTGACGGTGGCACCTTTGAAACCACGACCTTCGACGCAGTGTTCAAGCGCCTGGGCCGTGCAGAGTTTCTCAAACTGAGTGAGAAAAGTGAATTCGACCTGCTCAAGGCGGTCTTGGCCGGCTGGGACGGCATCGACGATGAGGCTGGTAAGCCTGTACCTTTTTCTCTCGAGGCTGTGCGCGAACTTAGCGACGATCCTTACTGGATCCGCGGAGTCCTCAAGGCTTACACCGACACCTTCGAAGGCGCTCGTGCGGGAAACTAAAGGACGCTGCGATCTACTGGGCCGGCGGCGGTAAGCGGGTCGAGGACAACTCGCAGGACGATGCCAAAGCACTTGGCATTGTCCTGCCATCGCCCAAGTCGGACAAGACCAGCAGCGACTTCGAAGTCTGGGACGAGAATTGGGACATCGTGATGATGTTCCTACGCATGCAGACGCAATGGACCGTCAGCATGGCCGGCTATGTAGGCCTCAAATACGAGGTCCTACTTAGTAACGGGGGCTTGTGTGACCTCTACAATGTGGAGAACCGCCGCGACATGCTTGAAGGTCTCCAGATCATGGAGTCAACGGCATTAAGCGAACTGCGTAAGCGCTCCGATGGCTAAGACGGTAAGCGACATCAAAATCAAGGTCAGCCTTGAAGGTGAAGCTACGTTTTCGCGCCTGAAGGGTCAGTTTCGGGCTCTTGAGCAGACCGTAGGCGTAACCGATAAGGGTATTCAGGAATTACGACGCGGGGTCCTCGAGTTTGGCAATCAGAGCGCTAAGAGTACGCAATTAATAAATGGGCAGATCCAGGCACTAAAAGGTCTACAAGCGCAAACCACAATAAACAGCGGTACGTATAACAAATTAACCAGAGACATTGAAAAACTAAACGCGGAGCTTGGGCAGCTAGATGGCTCAGTAACCAAGGTAAAGAATAATCTTGGATCTTTTACTGTTCCCGGTTATGGAAGTGAGCAGTTTGCTTCTGCTATTCAAGCGAGACGTAAAGAACTGCAGGGCCTGGCCGTAGATAGCCAGGAATATCTTGAGCTTCTTACGGGTATTCGTGCCTATGAGCGCCGTCAAGGTTTTATTACTGGTCGTCAAGAAGTGTCTGCAGCAGCAGCTGCGGCACGTCGGGCAATGCCTGAGCGGGCACTTGCCGTTGGCTTACCAGATACGGTGGCTGGTCTCCGCCAACGAATTACTGAATTAACTGCTGAAGTCGATCACTTAGAGATCGGTAGCGACGAATTGCGTCGTACACAACAGGAACTTATAGGCGCGCAACGGGAACTTAATGAGGTACTAGGGCAAACTTCAGCGGCATACGACGAGTTACAGCGCCGTGAAGATGGGGCCATTCGTCGGGCCGAAAAACTGGCCAATATCCAGGAGTACTACCGCACCCAAGGTCCATTAGCTCCTGGAGTAGGCGGGTTCAGAGATCCAGTCACCGGAGCAATGATCGCCGGTGGTACGCGGGCTGGAATTGTTCCGCTTCCTCCTCCCCGTCGAGGCGACAACATCTTCCCGATCAGTAGCGCCGTCGATGTGATGCGGGCTGGCGCTGCTCGCCAAGCTGCTCGCCCACCCTTAGGTGCCCGTGGATACGCCCAAGTCGCAGGCGCGGCCATCTCAGGCGGTATTTTCGGCGGCCCCGAGGGTTTCTTAGGCGGTGTTGCCGGTGGTGCATTAGGCGGCGTTGGAGGCGCTTTTGCCGGTGCAGCCGCTGGTGCGCAAGTCAGCGCCCTTAGGCAGCAGCTTGCAGGCACCGCCGACTACGCGGCTCAGATCAGCAAATTGCAGATTGCGCTTCGCGGGGTCGCTGGTTCGCAGGCTGAATACACCCGTGCAGTCCAGGCCGCAGCAGATGTAACCAAAACGCTGAACGTCCCACAGGACGTGGCGATTGCGGGCATGACGAGACTCAGCGCCGCAGTTAAAGGCGCCGGCGGCAACGTAACTGATGCCGAGCTCGTCTTTAAGAACGTCACCTCTGCAATCAAGGCGACAGGCGGTGGTGCGGAAGACGTTCAAGGCGCCATCACTGCGATGGTTCAGGTCTTCTCCAAAGGCAAGGTAAGCGCAGAAGAACTAAGCGGCCAATTAGGTGAGCGCTTGCCTGGTGCGGTCACGATGTTCGCCGAAGCGAACAAGATGTCGCTCCCCGAACTGCAGGAAGCATTGAAGAAAGGCGAAGTCGGCTTGAACGAGCTGATGAACTTCGTCGAGGCACTGGGCGTTCGCTTTAATAAGACTGCCTTAGATATCTCAGGGAGTAGTGCAGACGCTGGTGCGCGTCTGACTGTTGCATTCAACGACATGCGCCTTGCGGTAGGTAAGGCGCTCCAGCCGATCGGCGCCGAATTCCAAGCAGCCTTCGCTAAGTTCATTACCGACATCACCCCTGCTGCAGTCGAGGCCGCTAGAAAGATTGGGGAAGGACTGAAATTTATTATTGATAACGCAAGTAATATCGCCGCTATTGCCAAGTTTGCGGCAACGTTTGCATTAGTCAATCTAGCTATGAAGGCGTTCATTGCGATGAATGGTCCGATTAGCACAGCATTTCTAGCATTACAAGCTGGATTTGCTCGTACATCTCAGCAAGCTATTGTCGCTGAAATGCGTATCAAGGCTGCCGCGGCTTCGCTACGTGCGTTTGCACTCGCTGCCGCTGCTCCGATCGTCATAAGTGTCGCTGTTTTTGGTTTACAGACGCTGATTCAAGCCCGTCAAGAGTTGGACAAAATTAGGCAACGCAAAGAAAAAGGCGGAGCTGCTGCCGCATTTGAGGGTGCGTCTAGAGAGACCGTATTAGGGGCGCAAAAAGCGCAGAAAGCGTATTTACCCAAGATTGAAAAAGCCGCAAAAGATGCTAAAAAAGCGTATGAAGATTTTCAGCGTAATCCAATAGCGCAAATAGGTGCTTCCGGCCTGGCTAATTTAGAGAGACTAGAACGTCAATACCAGCAGAAGCAACTTGAACTTGACTTTACTCGTGGCGTTTTAGGCCTACCTGTTCCAAATGCTCCCGCACGACCAGAACGAACTAATTTCAAACCTCCTACAGGTGAGGGCGCAGGCACCGGAACAGATGGAAAAGGCAAAAAAGGCAAAGAAGTCGAAGACTACACAAAAGCAGAAGCAGATATACGCATACAAATTCTGGAAGCACAGCGTGAAGGCAACACATTAGAGCAAATCAAAGCCCAATACTCTTTAGACGTTTTTGAAGCTAATAAGCTCAATGAAAGTCCCGAAAAAAGGCGCGTAGCGCTAGCAGAAGCATACAACAAAATGCTGGTAGACACCGAAGCTATTTTCGATGATCTGGTCGATAGACGTAAAGAGATGGCAAAATTAGACCAAGATCTGAATAAAGAACTGGAGGATAGAGCTTACAGATTAGGCATTGTTAACGAAAAAGACTACACTAATATCCTCTTACTACGTGAACGCCAGCGACTAGAGGAAACGTACCGAGGGTTGCCGGATGCACAAGCGCGCATTGCAGCAGGTGCCGAACTGTATCGCCGCGAAATCGACCCCACGTTTAGAGAGGCTGGTGAGACCGAAGTTGCTCGGATGCAGCAAGATCTAGAAAAGATGCTCAAACCGATCAACCAATTAAAGGAAGGAGCCCAGGCCTTTGGCAGTGCGTTCAGCGCGGCCTTTACAAGCGTTGTTACGGGTAGCCAAAGCGCTGATCAAGCAATGGCGCAGTTCCTTCAAAATTTGGGGCAGTACTTCATTGACTATGCGGCCAAGCTGATCACTCAGATGATCGCCATCGCCACTATTCAAGCAATTATCAAAGCCTTGGGCGGACCAAGTACTGGTGGAGGTGGAGGTGTTGAACAGTTCAATGCCAGCGTCTCCCAGTACACACCTAACGCAAAAGGCAACGTCTTCAACAAAGGCCTCAAGCGTTACGCCATGGGCGGCATCGTCAACAAACCCACGATGTTCAAGTACGCCGATGGTGGCACTGGCAGCTTTGGCCTGATGGGCGAAGCTGGCCCGGAAGCAATCATCCCGCTTCGCCGTGGACCGGACGGTCGCCTAGGCGTCTCAGCCTATTTCGCTGATTCGCGTGCTGCGCTCGGTAACCGCTCCGCTGGTGCGGGTGCATCAGCCTTCGATGAAAACCGCATGAGCATGGAAGGGGCTGCAACGATTGAACGCGAGCGGCGCATGGAGCGTCTAATTACATCGGGAGCGGGCAGTACTGAGATTCGCTACAGCCGCGTTGGTTCGGGTGACCTGCCCTTTGTGACTGAGGAGGATATGCTGCAGGCAACACGAGTTGCAGCACAAGAGGGCGCACGCTTGGGGCAGGCACGCACGTTGGCAGCGCTGAAGAATAACCCCGGTGCTCGCCGCTCGATCGGTATCTGACGATGGCTGAAGTTGCGATCGGCACCTACATCCGCTTTTTCCTTCCACGCGGCGGTGCCACCACCTACGCCTTCCAAAACTTTCACGTAGGCGAGACCCGCGAGTACGGCGGCGTGACCTACACGTTTTCCGGCTTTGGTTTCACTGGTACGACAGTGTCACTACAGGGCAACAACATAAGTTCGCAGCTTGTGTTTGCTGTTAACCAGCTTTCCCTGAACTTCGTACAGCAAGCGGCCGACGAGCGGTGGATCATCCAGGTCCGCACCGTCTGGCTTGACCCCGATACCTACGAGGAGACAGGAAATTACACGGACGAAATCTTCCAGATCACGGCGTACCAGCACGATGGAAGTAGGCTGGGCTTAGATCTTGGGAGTCCGCTTGATGCTGTTGCAGGCCAAGCGCCCAGGCGGACATTGAGCCAGTATCTAGTCGGCTCCCTTCCTTCTACTGGAACGATCTCCTTCGTCTAATGCTGAATCCGAAAGGCCATCCCATTGCTCTCCTTCCTCAGGACCGTGAGCTGATGAGCCTGCTCGGCATGAGCGAGGCCGAGTACCGGGGATTTGTACGCGAATGCGCTAAACGCAGTCGCATTGAACCGGGAACAATTGTCAATTTATCCGGCTTTGAGATTATTCTAATTAACTTAGTAATCGGTATAATACTTAGCGCAGCCTCGATTCTTCTATTTAGACCCAAGCAACCAGGGCGTCCCACTGAGATCAGACAGACTTCAGAGCCTGGTCAGAACGTCGTTAATCGCAACGAATTTGCACCGAAAGCCGGCTTTGATTCGCTACAGAACGTCGTCGAACTCGGCAGCATCATCCCACTGGTTTACGCAAAGCGCGAAACAATCGACGGTGTGACGTATGGCGGGGTCCGCATTAACACGAACCTGTTGTGGTCTCAAATGATGAGTGAAGGGGGCGGTCAAATGCTCCGCGCCATCTTCCTAATCGGTGAAGGAACGATTGATGAGCTTGACGCAACTCAATTCGCGCTAGGCGACAACGTACTCGGCGGCTACGACTTCACCACGGGAAACTCAGCATCCAGTCGTGTGACGTTCTACGCGAGCAGAGATGGTGGACGGATTGTGGGGGCGGACCGTATTGCAGGTCGCAGTGCTGCTAATGATGCGGGCAACGCCGAGAATGACGGAGGTGGAGATGTCTTCCAGATTCGCGGTCTCAATAACGCCTACACGACCGATTTTTGCTACGCCTTCAAACCCAGCACCCAAACCCAATTCGGGGTATACCAGCTAATCGGCAATGGGTTTGGCTATCGAGTCAATCCGCAGCTCCGCCCTGCCGTAGTAATCAAGACGGAGCCCGCTGGTAAGACGGACACCCGAATCAGGTGCAATACCGATGGCGTAGCCACTGCACAGCGCAATAAGTACAACACTATATTTTCGAGCCGTTCAGGCGTCACTCAAAAGAACGGATCATCAGCAAGTGGCTCACAGAGTTTCGCTATTGGCGACACAATAACGTACCAACTAAGCAACGGCAGTGACGCCAATACCGTATTCGTTGGTGCGCAAGAGGGTCCAGATCACGAGGAGAAATGCCGTGATGTGGCGCAAGCTGTCGCAGGTAGACAGCACTCGTGGGACGACTCCCTGACGATTGGCGACCTGTATAAGTTTGGTACAGCGCTATTCATCTGCGAATCACGTTCACCGGACACCGTGGTCTTTTCTTCTGAAATGGACCAGGAGCCGATCGGCGGCGGGCAGGCCATTGAAGTCACCCTTCGCTGCGTAAAGGCTGGCAATGCTGTCCTAAACGGCATTTCAGGTACAGCTTCTGCCACTGCAACCAGCCACCTATTCAAGGTTGCGATTTCCAGTTTTGCCTTGCCCCGTGCAGCTCAAGTACTTGAAATCGGCTTCCGCAGCACTCTTGGTATCCGCATAGGCGGTCTTTGCAATTTCCGCGATTCGCTAAGTCAGGGCGAGATCGACGGTCGTGCCTGCACGTACTACGACAACAAAACCTATCGCCCCGATCAAAGCCTCGAAGTCAGCAGTTATCAATCAGGCACGTTTAGCGGCTCCGAAACCCGCTACAGCTTTTTCAAACTCGGGTACAGAGAAGCAGGCAGCGATCAGGAATACACCTACCTAAGCCAGTGCTTTGGCACCCGCAGCCTGACCCAGCAATCGACATATACCTACCTGCGGTTACAGATGCCTACTTCGGCACGCTGGGAGTTCCGCATTGAACCGCTTACGGGTTACGAGATTCGCAGCAGTGCCGCAACCGGCAACTTGGAAGTACTCGACGCCCATCTAAGCGGTACGCGCACCGTCACCTCGGGCAGCGGTGATGACGTAGTTACTGTTGTATTCACAGGCGAGCCAGTTTCCCGCGATTCCAGTACGTTCGGAATTGCAGCAACCCGCGATCAAAACCTAGGCGTAACACTCCAAGACGGCAATAGCTACGCAGATTCCTGGGGCAAATTAGCTGAGGACTACGTATTCGAGGAAATCACAAACTCGGCTACTAACCCCGAGCACGAGGTTGTTTACATCAATCTCATCAACCCGAACGCCACTACACCGCTGTACGACAACATGGCGCTGGTTGGAATGAACCTGCGCAGCAGCACCGAAGCCACGCAACTTAATCAGCTCAGTGTCTATGTCAACAAGGGCATCAACAGCATCCACACCTTCCCCGAGGTTTTCAAGGACCTATTAACGAATACGCGCTACGGAACGGGTTCAATCCTCAGCGCACAGCAGGTCGATGACATCAGCTTCGCTGAGTGCGCCCAATGGACTCGAGAGCGCCGTTACTTCTTCGATGGTGCGCTTTCTCAACCGATCAACCTACGGGAATGGGGCAGTCAGACCGCTGCATACTTCCTGCTCGACTTGGTGATCCGCAACGGCAAATTTGCGCTCCAGCCAGCGGTTTACTTCGATCGCGCTGAACCAATTACTAACCTGTATACAGCGGGCAACATCCTTGAAGATTCGTTTGAGCTGGTCTACGTCGATTCTGAGCAACGCATCCCCAACCGAGTATCGGTGAAATGGCGGCAGGAAAAAGAGACAAGCACCGACAGCAATAAGGGCTTATTCCCGGTCATCCGTGAGGTGACAGTTCGCGAGGCCAGCACACCAGCAAATGCACCACTCGAAACGATCGACCTTAGCGATTTCTGCACAAGCGAAACCCACGCAATCGACGTAGCCAAGTACATCTGCCGTGGAAAGCGCCTAATTACGCACTCGATCAGGTTCAAAACCACACCAACGCAAGCTGCACTCGAAGTGGGCCGCTGCTTCAAGCTGGGTCTGGAGACAGTGTCGTACGCACAACCCAACAATGGTGCGATCGATTCCAACGGCTACATCACGACCACCGAACCCTTAGCCGACGGCGCCTATACCGTGCTGCTCTGGACTGGTACGACCAATTCCATACAAGAGGTCACACTCAACGTCAGTAATGGGCGCACTACTCAGTACACCAGCGCAGCCTTCTGCTTAAAGCAGGCCAGCGCCGAAACCCGCGCATACAAAGTGCAGAGTCTGGGTTTCGACGAAGACGGCAATATCCAGGTCGATGCGCTGTACTTCCCGCTCAGCGACAACGGCTACAGCGCTGTAGTTGACGGCTGGGACGTGGCAACAAACTGGACAATTGAAGGCCGCATTGGCACCAGCGAAGACAGCGGCACCACGACCAGTGCCTTTACCGGCGTTTCGATCATCGGTCCAGGCAGCGTGACTGTGGACACAGCAGAGACCTACAGCGCCCTAATTAGTGGTGGCGCTGGCACGTATACCTACGCATGGTCAGGAGCTGGCGTCACTTTTGGCAGCAGCACTTCCGCTACAACAACGGTCACCGCAACCAGCAGCGGAAACAAAACCATCACTTGCACCGTAACCCGTGACGGTCAGTCCCGTTCTGACAGCAAAACCATCGCAGCCGTTACAGCGCCCACAGTAACCACCATTGGTACGGCAACGATTAGTGGCGATACAACCGCTGCCGTCGGCGCCACCAAGGCGTATACCGTCAGCTACACCGGCAAACCTGCCGCTACAGCCGCAGGCTCGTTCATTACGGGACAGACTTATCAAATCGTCAGTGTCGGCACAACCAATTTCACCGCAATCGGCGCCTCCGCCAACACGGTCGGCGTAGTCTTTACCGCCACCGGCGCGGGCACGGGAACTGGCACGGCGGATGCACTATCTGCAGCCTTCACAAGCTGGAGCTGGGAATCCGCAACTACAGACGCCTCAGCTTCAATTGGGAACTCAAGCGCACCACGCGCCACGATTACATTTGATACAGCTGGTACGTACACCCTTACCTGTACCGTCAGTTCGCCATCAGCCAGCGACAGTCCCCAGTCCGATACGCATACCGTTGTTGTGACATGAGTACCGCGTTTCCCGCCCTGACCCCGAGTTCACGGCAGATCACTCAAGGCCAATACGCCACCAAGCGGTTCACCTCAATCGCTGGAACGGGCACGACGCGTGCGTACAGCACCAGGCCCTTCAACGCTGAGCTTGACTTGCAGTTTGAAAATCTGACTGACGCACAAGCCCTAAGCATTGCAAGTGCCTATGACCAGGCACGAGGAAGCACCGACGATCTGGCATTACCCGATGTCTTTTGGGCCGGAATGTCAGAGGAACTAAGAGTTTTGATCGCTGGTACGTACCTATGGCGTTTTGCGGAGCAGCCGCGTTTGACATCTGTGCGTCCAGGTGTGAGTAGTATCTCTGTAAGACTGAGTGGCCAGAGGGACGGCTGATGGCAGTACTTACGGGCTCAAACGGGGAGCTGCGCTATAACGGTTTGCGCATTGCCAAGTGCCGTGAGTACTCGCTTGAGATTGCGCGTGAAAGCCTAGAGACCACTACCCTTGGCGCATACGACCGTAGTTACGTACCAGGTATTCGCGGAACCAGTGGAACAGCCACTGTCATCTATGACCGTGACGACGCAGGCACCGTAGCCATACTAAACAGTATCTTTACTAATAGTACTGATATTGGCTCACTTACTTTTGTATTTAATACTTCGGATAACACCTTACTAGAGCTCGACGCATTTGTGACGCAGGTATCAACTCCGGTATCCGTCGGAGCAGTTACGACCTGCAGCGTCAGTTTCCAAGCCAGCGGATCGTTTGATGGGACCTTCTAATGGCTGTTCTCGGTACAGGCGGTAAGGTTCGCCTTCGTCGTGAGGCTCCAGAGCCCACTGTTTTAAGCCCAGACAACATCAACCTAGGCAGCAATGCGATTTATGTTCGCAATCCTGCGTTCTGGAGCGGAGATCAGGTAACACTTACGAGCGTCAACGGTCTTCCGATTGACGTCGATGGAGATTCGCAGCCAGATTGTCCCGACGGACATGCGATGTACTACCAGTCCAAGTGGACACTTGGATCAAACAGGGACCACATCACAAGCGCAAGCGATCCTTTCTACAGCGCAACCAATACAGATCCCTTCTACATGAGGGAGGAGGAGTGCGGTCTTACGACCAGCGCCACCTACTTCATCTATAGGGACCAATTAGATCGAGTGAGTTTTTACACGACGCGCAGCGCTGCTCTGACTGGCGCCGCGGTTAATCGCACCACCTTGTATCGCGTCGACTTCCGCTCTTTGATTATTGCGGCCGCTGGTACGACCGACTACCAGAACGCAATTACGGAATGTGCTGCTGACATCGGCACCTATGCCTTTAGTGACGGCCAGGATGAGGTGACCCTGGAATCGATCTGCGATTTTGCGCCTAACTACGAAGAGCCCGCCGCTGATACAGCGGAATACAACAACGCTAATTTTGAACCTAGGTACTACATTAACGCCGGCGAGAGCGGAGCGCTCTGGCGCGTTCAGTGCGAGTTAAGCCAGTGGACGCTGAACCTAAGTGCCCCCGAGGTGGATACGACATCCATTGGAGAACGGTTTGGGGAAGCCGTTAAGTCGATTGTCAGTGGAGGCGGCACCATGGATTTCACCGTGGAGCGCGAAACCTACACCGACAACGAGGACCCCACAATCCTTATGAGGCTTTTGCTGTTGACCGAAAAGGGATGCCGCACTGATGCGCAGTTCTGGATGATCGATAACCGCACTGCTACTGGGGATTTACTGCCGGGCGACCTGTTCTACGACACTGAAATACTCGTGACCTCTGTGGCTATCAACACTAGAGCTGGCGACATCATTGCAGGCTCTATGAATTTTGTGACGGTTGGTGAAATAGCCCTAAGGATGGGTACGAACTAACGGCTTAACACGGGTTCTATACTGAACCCATCGGTGCGCTCGTAGGCAGTGACGGAGATCGTTCGCGGTGGTCAGTCCGGCTCGCTGGATCACATTGACAGTTCACAGGCCACGTTCCGCACGCAGATTGCGGCACTGACCGATGCCGTTCGCCAGCTGAGTGGCGCAGCCGAAATCGGCTCCGGCGCAGTAATTAACGACCCCCTTAGCGCCCCTTACGTCCTTTACGTCAATCCGTTTACCGGCAAAGACACCTTTGTTTCGGGGAGCTACAGCACCAGCGGCACCGCTACTCAGCGTATTGAGCTACAGCGCCTGGAGTGCGGTTACACCGAAGCTCGCCCCTTCAAGACGATCAACCGAGCCATCATCGAAGCGGGCATCATCACCGCTAAGTCGTACTACGAAAGCCCACTAACCAATACGGACTTAGTCAGCATCGTGATGATGCCTGGTGTCACCACGATCTACAACGGCACTGGCGCGGCATCTGTTTCTGAGTGGGCTACGAACAAGGAACCCACTAATGCCGAGCTGACCGAGTTCAACCCCAACGCAACCGGCGGTGTGATTCTGCCCAGGGGTGTGTCTCTGTGCGGCCTGGATCTGCGCAAGACCATCCTGCGTCCTGATGTCGTTCCAGCGGTAGCCAACGAAGCCGCCGATGCGAGTAATCGTCGTGCCATCTTCAAAGTCACTGGTACGGGCTACTACTTCGGCTTTACCTTCATGGATAAAGCCGGCAGCACCAGCAGCCACCATCTGCTCGACGGCTTCCATTTTGCCAGCCAAGCCGAACTCGACGAGTTTTACACCAAGATCCGTCAAGCCTTTGGCGGCACGAACAACACTGGTGGTCTCGATAATGATCTAGCGGTCACCAACGTCAACGAGTATCAAATCACTGGTCCGCAACCTGCGGCTGGTTCGCAAACCATTGATACCGATACCACAACCTCGGCTAGCCCCTATATCTTCAACATCTCGACCCGTAGTAACTACGGGATGTGCGGCGTTTACGCAGATGGCAACAAGCCAAGCGGCTTTAAGTCAATTGTGCTGGCGCAGTTCACCGCTGTCAGCCTGCAACGCGATCTGAGCTGCTGGCAAAAGTACAGCGGCGGCGCCTGGGGCTCCTTTACCGACTACGCCGATCTAATTAGCACTGGTCCCGACAGTGTTCGGATGAACCCGAACCGCCGGTCATTCCACATCCGCGCCGTCAATAACGCCGTTATTCAGGAAGTTTCTGTCTTCGCTATTGGCCAAGGCGTCCATCACTGGACTCAAAACGGCGGCGAAATCACAATCACCAACAGTAATTCCAACTTTGGTGGCTGTGCTGCAATCTCTGAGGGCTATCGCGGAACCAGCTTTACCGCCGACAGCGACTGGAACGTCAGCCGATTCCGTGTCGCTAACAATTTGAGCGAGCTGTCCAGCAATATCCGTCGGATCTATCTGGGTACTGTCAGCGCCGTAACCAGCAGCTCGATCACACTGACCACGGCATTGGGCGAATCAGTAACGGTTCCCGGTGTACCCGACGTCGTTGCAAAGGACGGCTACACCCTGCGTGAAGACAGCTATGTCTGGGTTGAAAACCCTCTGGGTCAAGACTGGCGCAGCACGTTTACTGCATCCGCATGGTCAACCGGAGATACCGACCTACTCAACATCAATGCCGCACTTGCTGACGAGGATGGCACCGCTCCTGGAAATACCGAGGCCGGTGTAAGCAACGCGGTTGGCAAGCGCGTTTATATCCGCCGTTTTGTCGACACCCGTACTCCCGCTCAGCGCCGTTACAGCCTCAAGCTCTCGAACACTGGAACGGCACGCCTGCCGATCCGCGATTACGTTCTGCAGACCAATACTGACGGCGCCAGTATTGACACTGAGATCAGCTCTGCATCTGCCCTACTAATCAACAGCTCCGGTAAGACGACACTTAGCGGAGTCAGCAACGCGGCTGAGATCACGCTGCGTCGTGGTAATGCGTCGGTCAGCTGGACCAGCGGCACGATGTATAAGAAGGGTCAAACCGTAAAGCGTGCTGAAAAACATTACACCTGTATCGAAGACAACTCAGACACTGCATTCGACGCAAATAAGTGGGACGAGAGCTACGTACACATGCCCTCGGCCTTTAATCCCGAGGACTTCTACAAGAACGAAGCCCCAATTCTTACTTTTGACAACGACACCAGCGGATCCGAAGACTCCACAACACTCGGGTACAACTTTTCAACGCTCTGGGGAACTGACACACTCATTCAGGCGCAATACAGAAGTGCAACCGACTACCTCGGTATGCACCTGTTGCTTACCGCTCTCGGATTCACATCGGCGCAAGCGCATACTCTGTTGACGCCTAAGGCTGAGGCAAGTCGAGACCGCGATCCAAGCAGCAGCGCGGACATGAGCAGCTACGTACCAAGTGGTGCTGCCAATTCGCTGGCCAACTGGCCGATCGAGTTCCGTCGTCCCAGCGTTATCCGCCTCTTCGGTCATGCGTGGGAATGGGCCGGGTATCTCAACTACACCAAAGCGATTCCTCAATACCAGGGCAACCTCTCCGCGCAAAACAGGTTCACCTACTACTTCACCAACGTCGACGGCGGTCGCGTTTACGCCACCGGCTTTAACGAGGAAGGCTACCAAGTTACCCCTCGTGGCTTGGAAGACGTAAGCACGGGCCAGACCCTGAGTGTTGAGAATCTCGGTGCCAATGACATCACGATTGATCAACCGACTGAGTTGAACGACCTGACGTTGACTGGTACGACCACAATCAACGACACGCTAATCGTCAATGCGACCAACGTTACGTTCCCTGACGCGCTTTCTGCCACAACCACTAATGCAGGCGTTGGTGAGATTGCGAGCATCAGTGAGATTCAAAACACCGGACTTGCGACGACCGATAACGGTCTGAACAGCGCGGGCAATAAGTTCATTACCGCTGCTGGTCTTAAGTACTGGGCCTCGTGGGCCAAGGTACTCACACAACGCACTGGTACGACCACCCTTTACGTGGTTCCCGATAATGCAACTAATGGGAGCAGCTACAACTTCAACGGCACCACTGCAACTTTGGCCGGAGATCCTAATCGTAGTGGCGATACGCTTGCTGCCGATCCACCGACAACTCGCGCAAAAGCTGTCTTCTTCAGTCGCGCCGTTGCCTATGCCAACTCGACGTTCAGTTCCCTGGAGACCGTCAATTATCAATTAGCAAACGGACCGTACTGGACTGCGGTGAGTTTCAACCACATCGCCAACGTCACTGGTGCGCAGGCTCAGTTTCCTGCTGTGCAACACCTAGCTGATTTCACCGCATCCAGCACTACGCCTACTACTGGTGTAGCTGCTCTATATACGTCGACTTTTAACGCACCTACCTTTGCGACCATACTAACCGTTAGTGCTAATACAGATATTGAGCGTATAGTTAATACAGCCCGACCAACGTCGCTCAGCTTTAATTTCGGTGGTTCGGTAGCTGGATGTGTCTGGCTAGGTGCCGACAAGACACTGAATTACACTACACACTTCCCCGATAGTCTTTACAGCAGTTTTACAGACATTACCACCTACAGAACTAGCTCTGTAACTATTGAGGATTTTATCGACAGCTATATTACGGACCAGTTTGCCTCTTCCTACCAGTACGATAAGTTCTACGGGTTTGATACCTTAATACTGGGCACTGGTACTCTTATTGTTCGTGATTGTGTGTTCGGTCCGAAAGCAAGTGGTGTTGGAAATATCGGGTACGGCGTAGTTGATGGCATTGTTCGTGTCACGGCCGGAGACTGCACAGTAGATATGAATGGTATCTACCTCATGGGTAATATAACTATCACACAGTTTGCAGATGCAGAAGCGAAAGGTATCACAGTTATAGGAAGTAACGTTTACGGCACCCGTAATTGCCAAAGTTTAGTCACACAACGAACTACTACATCGACACCTGTTAATTTAATTTTCCGTATGAATTACAGGGAAACGGCTAATACGGTAGGCGGCATTTTTGATATGGACTTTGATCGCAACTGTCTGCACGTACTGGATAACAACGGCAATTACGGTTTGTTGGCAAACCGCGCCGCTACCGACGGAACCCGAGGTGCAACATTCACACATTTAATTGGGCTTCTCACGCCCGGATCCACTTTTACGATGGGCGGCTATTCCTTCTACCAAAGCTCTTTTGCGTTGGCCAATGGGCACCACGGAATTGCTGGTGCGTTCGGTGATGTAGGTACTTCAACCTTAGGTCCCGTAGGCATCGGATTAGACCGTGACCCGATCAGCCTGTTTAGGCTCGACTCCTATCACGCTTCCTTGTGGCAACAGGCGCGAACCGGAACGAGAGTTGAACACAATTTATCCGCAGTTGTTACTGCATCGATAAGCGGCACGACAATGACGGTGTCGGCCGTGACCTCAGGAAACGTAACCGTCGGTGCGCTGATCACAGGAACAGGGGTAACTGCTGGCACCACGATTACCGCACTAGGCACTGGTACTGGGGGTACGGGCACTTACACAGTCAGTGCATCGCAAACTGTAAGTTCGACCACAATCACGGCCACGCCAAATTTCAGAAACGGGGTTGATCAAACCGCATACGCAGACTCGTCTAACAATGTGCTAAACATCAATTCGTCTATCTGGTACAAGGGGGTCGATGTTGCGACGGGCCAGGCAGTCGGCGGCGACCTTGATGCCTCCGTTGGTGGCGGACTTGGGTTCTACGGGTAATCGCCGTTAATGTAGAAGCAGGGTTGGTATAGCCCTGCTTTTGCGTTCGGAGGTATTCCGGTGTCCCTTCAGATCATCCTGAAGAACTCGTCTGTATCGGGCCAGGAGCCCACAGCGAGTCAGCTGGCTAACGGCGAACTGGCGCTGAATTACCACGCCAACGGCCCATTTCTGACCTGCAAGGATACCGCCGGAGTCGTTCGTCGTATTGCAGGCGTCTGGATCAACACTACTGCTCCGACCAGTCCGCAACCCGGCGAGTTCTGGCTCGACACCAACACCACACCTGCCAAGCTCAAGGTCTACAAAGACAGCACCGACACTTGGATCGACACAATTCCAGTGCCGGTCGCCTCGACGACGACAGCTGGCATTGTTGAGCTTGCCACCAACCTTGAAACTCAGACTGGTGCCGATACGCTGCGTGCCGTAACTCCGGCATCGCTCCAGTCCAAGATTTCGGACTCGACCAGCACGACCAGTTCAACCACCATTGCCAGCAGTACGGCAGTTAAGTCGGCCAAGGATGTTGCTGATGCTGCGCTGCCTGCCGCAGGTGGAACGATCAGCGGCAATCTGACGGTCAGCGGTGATCTAACTGTCAATGGCACGACCACCACGATTGACACCACAACGTTGATCGTTGAGGACAAGAACATTGAGATGGGTGCGGTTGCCACCCCGACTGACACCACTGCAGACGGCGGCGGCATCACACTTAAGGGCACCACCGACAAAACCCTGAACTGGGTCAATAGCACCGATAGCTGGACCAGCAGCGAAAACGTCGATCTCGCTAGCGGCAAGACCTACAAAATTGCTGGCACGGATGTACTGAGCGGCACCACGCTTGGCTCCGGTGTTACCGGCTCCAGTTTGACCAGCGTTGGAACTATCACGTCTGGCACTTGGAACGGCACCCAGATCGCAACAAATTACATAGCCGATGGTGCAGTTACTAGTGACAAGATTGCAGACGGCACTATCGTCAACGCCGATGTCAACGCTTCTGCCGCAATCGCTGGCACCAAGATCAGCCCCGACTTCGGCAGCCAAACTGTCCAAACCACCGGCGTAATCAGTCATGCGCTTGGTACGGCTGGCGCACCCACCGTCACCTTCACCGGCGACACCAACACCGGCATCTATAGTCCTGGCGCAGACCAAGTAGCCATCTCGACTAATGGCACTGGGCGCTTGTTTGTTGACGAGACCGGAAAAGTTGGAATAAACGATAGCAATCCTGGAAACTATCTTTCGGTAGTGTCTCCCGCTGGGAACGCTTATATTCGCTCGACCCTTACAGGTACGGGGAACGGTTTCGTCGGAATGGATGGCACGTCGTCATCATTTTCTATTGGTTCTACTACCAGTCATTCGCTACGTTTTGTCACTGCAGGCACTGAAAGAGCGCTGATTGACACATCGGGCCGCTTAGGTCTGGGAACTGGTAGCCCTAGCGCACCGCTCCATCTCAACAGTAGTTCAAACAACATGCTCTTTCTAGAGAGCAGTGATTTTAATGCTGACATCATTGGAGCAGATACCACGGGTTCCACACGAATCCGATCTGAAGGAGGCGAACTTTCTTTATGGACTGGAGGAACTGCTAGCTCGTCTACTGCGGCATCTGCCAGCGAACGCCTCCGTGTCACATCCTCTGGTTTGGTGGGTCTGGGAACCACTACTCCTGGGGTATTGCTTGAATTAGGAACAGCAACTCCTATTCTGCGTTTCTCCGATACAAATACAACTGGATACCATCAAATTCAATCGAGCAATGCCAATTTTATTATCAACGCGGACCCAAGCAATGCAACAGCAAGTTCCTCCATTTCTTTCAATGTAGACGGCAGTGAACGCGCCCGCATCGACAACGACGGCCGCTTAGGTCTGGGGACTACGAGTCCTGCAGACAGGCTGCATATCTATGAGGGTTCCACAAATGGAGCAGTCATTAGGCTGGAAAACACCGATGGTGAAGCATATCTCTCTGCAAACAATGACAACCTTTATATTGACGCAAATAAGCATATTTTTAGAACACAACCCGGCACCGAACGCGCCCGCATTGACGACTCGGGACGCCTGTTAGTTGGCACGTCTAGTGCGCGTGCTAACTTCTTAAATACCACAGGCACTGCACGATTACAGGTAGAAGGTACTGATGCAAACAACAGCGTTGCAAGTATTACTAGGAACTCTGCAAATGCTGGCGGCTCTCAACTGTATTTAGCTAAGACAAGAGGCACCGCTGTTGGCGACAACACTATTGTGCAGACAAATGACATACTGGGGACCGTCTCATTCCAGGGATCTGACGGCGCAGAGTTTGTTGAAGCCGCCACTATTTCCGCTTTAGTTGACGGCACCCCCGGCGCTAATGACATGCCAGGCAGGTTAGTGTTCTCCACCACTGCGGATGGAGCATCTTCACCTACTGAACGTCTGCGTATTGACAGTTCTGGAAGAGTAGGAATTGGTACTACTAGCCCTAGTTATCCACTTGACGTGGTGGGATTAGATGGACTACTTCTTGGAACGGATCGCTCGAACTCCACCATCAAATACGGCATATTAAGTACAGCACATTACAGCACCGCTTCAAATCCCTTTGGACTTGTTGTTGGTCTGTCAAACTCTACAGACAACACATTATTTTTAGGGGGCGGCATTTCAGGCCGAACAGCCGCAACAAACATTCAGTTTCTTACTGCAGCTAATAACACTACTGCTACAGGCACTGAACGCGCCCGCATCGATAGCTCCGGCAGGTTGTTAGTTGGCACGTCTACTGCGCGTACAAACTTTTACAATACTTCTGGCCCAACGGCAGCTTTGCAAGTAGAGGGAATTGATAACAATACTGCAGCTTTATCAATCGTCGCAAATACAAGCAGCAACGCCAACGCTCCACAGTTGGTTTTTGGCAAATCTGCGGGTACTGCAGTTGGTTCAAATACTCTAGTTGGCATCAACGTAAATCTTGGACGCATCGCCTTCCAAGGTAATGATGGCACTGAATTTGTTCAGGCCGCTGAAATTCGCGCAGATGTCGACGGCACCCCCGGCGCTAACGACATGCCGGGCAGGTTAGTGTTCTCCACTACTGCCGACGGAGAGAGCAGCCCGACGGAGCGGATGAGGATAAGCTCATCGGGGAATGTTTATATAGGCACAACCGCTGGAACTGCGCCTTTTACGGTGGCTGGCACAAATATAGAAGTCAGAAATACTAACGGCGCATATGTGAGTAATAGCCAAACAACTTCCGTTAGCACTTCTGCTACTACAATTGTTGCTGACGCAGGCTTCCAAGGTAGGCTTTGGGTTATTAACGGTGCAGCAAGTAATAATAGATTTTGCGATTTAGTTATGGCATCAACAGCCGCTGCGCCAGTTGTCGTACAAAGTTTTACCGCTATCGGCTCTCCTGCAGCAAGAACATACACTAGATCTGGCAGTGCCTTGCAACTCGCAATGGCAAGCGGGACTTACGACGTAAGGTGCATCGGGATGGGCGCGTAGTCCTACTCGCTAGTCACCTTCAATAGGCGGGCAACCGGCCATTCCCAACTGGTTGCAACTCCATTAACCTCAATCAGAACCGGCTACTACCATGCCCGCCGCTACCCCGACCACCACGTTTACTTGGGCTATCGCCAACCTCGAAAGAGAAACGGCTGATGGCTTTGTGTTCACCGCGCACTACACCGTCAACGCCAACGATGGCACCTATTCCAGCGGCGCTTATGGCAGCCAAGGACTGGAACGCCCAGAAGGTGACATGATCCCCTTTGCCGATCTGACCGAGGAGATCGTGGTCGGCTGGGTCAAAGAGAAATTCGGCGATGAAAAAGTTGCCGAAATCGAAGCCGCTCTGCAAGCTCAGCTCGACGAGCAGCGTGCTCCGTCCAAGGCTGCTGGGGTGCCCTGGTAAGTGTCACAGCGTGCCGGGAATGTACCCATACAGCTCTTGGCACGCTTTCAAATAAGCCCTGTGTGCTTTCTCAGGAGAGTCAAAGCATCCTAGGTAATAATTTTTTCCGTCTTTTTTAATGTGCGCCGACCATCTAGCGCATCTCTGTAGCTTTGTCACGCCTCTGTAGCCTGTCGCGTTTTTATCGGTACTGCTGTGGTATCGGTTTTCGCCATGTTTAACCAAACGCAGATTTTCGACTCTGTTGTCGTGCGGTCTTCTGTTGATGTGATCAATTAAGTTATTGCCAGGATCCTCGCCAGTATGCAAAGCCCAGACAATTCTGTGGGTCTTGTAGTACTTGCTAGCGATGCGTATTTTCCCCCATTCGCCCTCTTTCCACCAGCCAGCCACTCTGTTTTTTCTTATCCCCGGTCCGTTATTCCGCCACTTAAGTCCCGTAGGGGAATCGGCGGATAATTCAAGCAAGGTACGCAGCTCCTCAATAGGAGGCAAAGGGCTAAACTTAATCATCACTTGCGTGCAAAGTGGTCGAGAGCGGGTGTTGACGCACGCCGCTCGCACAATTTTACACCGACATGGCAACAAAATCCAAGACCGCGCTGGGGCGTGTCGAGCACAAACCCGGCAAACCCAAGCGCACCAGCATCGGGCAGGGTCAACATTCACGCCCGCGTAACCGCAAGCGCCTCAGGGGTCAAGGGAAGGGCTGATGCAACCCGGATCGCTCCAGATCCCAAGCATTACAATCCCGCCACCTCCGTTGATACCGGCGCCGCCTTTGGAATTACCAAGGGCGGTTTTGCCGTCTTATGCGCCGATCATCATTCCGCAGGCTGTTGACGCTGGCACGCCACAGGTTGAACTTCCGCAGCGCGAAGAGCACGCCGAGCCTGAACGCGAGACTCAACAAAATCTGCAACAGCTAGTAAGGGAAGCACTG